CTCATATGGACCCCAGGACGAAACCCCTCGCGGAATGTCACCTACCATTGGCCCTACGACCAATGGACTGAGTAGCAGTTCGTGTGCTTGCCTAGGCACGTGGTGTTTCAACCCAGACCCCGAAGATGGGGCGCTTTAAAGCGCTCCTTCACTATCCCGGATGCCTCCAGTCCGAAGGAGGTAGTCGGAATAGGCTTCCAAGGGTCAGGGAGGAAACCCCCCGAGGACGAGAAGAAAATGGTTGTTTTCCTCTCGAGGTCGTGCTTGGTTTGCTCGTATCCATTCGTTTTCGTATGGACAGCAGAGTTAACCTTGCGCTGGAAGCGCCGCGACGCGCGTCGTACAGACGGCGCCCGGAGTGACGACATTTCCAGAGGAGTCCTAAAATAGAACTCCATCGACCTGACACGACCTAAGGCCTCGCGATAGGCATCCGAAAGCGGAAGCCTCGCCAGACCTTCGTCGGTCACACCTTCACTGGTTAGGAAGGAGAAGTTGTACTTCTCAGTCTCCTTGAGATTGCTCGCTAAGAGTCCTTCCAACCAACCCTTCAGTGGACGAGCAAGTAAAGACTTAGCTGCGTTACTGGTTGGGTTTAGTCCGGTACCCTCAATGAGCTGTGAGACAGTGCACTGAGACAAATACCGTAACCATTGAAGATGGTGCGTCGAAGACACATGAGGCAGTATAGGTAATCCTATACCTCCCATGTTCTCCGGCGCCGATACTGGTAGACCCATCTTCCATGCAAGTTGCCACGTTTCGTAAAACGGTGACATCTTGTATAGGAATTTCGCGATGCGAAACGGTGGGTGCTTAGGGTCTCCTTTGAGAGATGCAGGCTGGTTAGACCAGTTAACCTGCCCCTTGCTCCCCCCAGGTGGTGCTACAAGTATAGACAAGGCGAGGTGAGGCTGATACCTACCGTGTTCGGTAGGCATCTCAGCAATTATGCCCCTAGTCGGATGATAATACGACTTAGGAACAGAAAGCTGACCTCCCATAGACTCAAACTTGGCGTCGTATATACGGCGTCTGGCAAGAGTCCACCTTGGCTTAAGAGCGTCGTCGCCGACGCCCTTAAAAACGGCCTCTCCTCGACGGAGGCCCTTATGGTACTTCCCGTTTTCCTTTCTGGAATACGGGAACTCCCTCAAGGCTTCTTCAGCGCAAAAGAGCGTGAGAAGCATGAGGGGAGGGAAAGAGGTGGGATCTCCCATCATCTGCCCTGTACTCGTAAGAGTCCCCGGCGAGCCGTTTATAGTCATCAACCAATCATTCCAGTGTGCTAGAATGATTGACGAATGGCCGAACGTGTCACCTTGCGAGCGAGCGTTAGAATAACGATCGTCAAGCAAAGGTGCACGCGGATAGTCCTCAAGCAACTTAAGAGGAGCAAAGTCCTTCTGGGTATAACCCACAAGTAACTTCTTCGTACCAAAGAGTTTGTCAAACCACTTTGAGTACTTTTTCAGACGTGGATCCCACACTGAAAGCTCCTCGTAAATTGTTTGCGTGAGCCACTGCGGATGATAATCCGTGGCAGCCGTTGCATCTTGGCTATACCAAGGCCCCGACTCGCCAGACAAATCAATGTCCAGTGTCCCACCCAAGGACTCGGAAAATCGTGGGTCATTTACCATGACCGCATCGATAACCCGACGAAGGATTTGTTGCACAAGGTTTACAGCTGTTAAACAACAGGTGGGATACCTTGTCTTCAAACCCTTCTCTTCAGCCTGTATTGGCATTATCGGGACGTGATCGAGATTCTCCATCACATAATCCACGCCTAATGCCAGATACGACTGTAGGTAACGCGACGAACCGGGAAGCTGACTTTCCAGGTCCTCCCAACGGCCCTCGAAGAGACTTGAGAACTCTGCTCCTGGTCTCAACTGAGATGCAGGATGCAGAGCATCACTCAAGAGCTCTAAGTAGGAACCGTCGTCCGGTAATGTGCCAGAAGGCACAGGTATCGGATCGGCTCTCGCGCGTACCTTCGCCAGTGCGTAGCCCAACAACACGAGGTGTTGGACTCCTGTACCATGTCCACCTTTTGCTCTGGTGATTCCCAGGCATGCAGATGCGGACGGCATGGTATACAGATCAACAGGAGGGCGTTTCGCCCACCTTTTGATGTACTGACGAACAAATTCTCTCCAGCGAATGTCTTCGGAGGGCGGCACAGAGGTTAACCTCTGTACTAGCTGCACCATCCCATTCGGATCTGGAGGGGCGGGGGGTAATGCCCTGTTTATGTATGACATCAACAGGGCCCACCGACGTTCACGGGGTCTCAGAAGACGCCCCGTAGGACGAGGACCTCCGTAATACCACCTGCGGTTTGCTGCTGCGCAGTCTTTGAGACGGCGTGCTGCTTCTACAGGATGGTAGACTAGCTGGGAGCGGAATCTGTTGACACCTTGCATTTGCAAGGAACAAAGCTGATAGGTTCCGTACCGAGCCAGACACTGTGATCGCTCTACTTGATACCCAACAAGTAAAGCATCCCAGGTTGCTCTAAAGAAAGCTAAGACATCCAAATTGCGCCGATATCGTCGCAAGTTGGAAGCCTTTTCTTTGTCCCCTGGCGCGGACCGCGCATAGGCACAAAGAATGTCCTCTGCCCAAAGGGCATAGAACTGGCTCACTGAGAGACCAGGGTCACGGACGGGCGCTGCTACATTTAACAGCGCTCTGCCGTGGCCGTGTATCGTGTACCCGTCGAACCGGAACTGACTGCAAAGAGCCAGTACCTCGATAGGGTAACACAATAATGGTTTTAAACGCTCATGGGAGGATAACCCCTCATGAGTGTGGTAATACGATTTGCACAAAGGCATTTCGTAAGTACCAAAAGCCATTTTCACAGCATCCCCTTTAACGAAAGTTTGATCGTTAGAAGGGGTAGGAGTAGTGGGAGACGCCTTTGGCTTCCTCCTCAATCTCTTCCTTCCAGGTTTAACCCCCTGGTTGGGTCGGGAGCCTGTTGAGGCTCCAGGTGGAAATTCATCCACCATGATACCAAACGTAGATACGTTGGTCGCC